TCATAGGTGTGCTTCTCCACAAACTCTTTCGCGGCTTTCGCGGCGACGGTGTTGCCGGTGGTTTTCATGGAAAAAACGCCGGAAAGCATAGCAAGCAGCATAGCCTGTTTGACTTCCAGCTTGTACTCGGAAATCTGCTTTGCAACGTTGTCCATGAAATCTACGCCAGCGGTGATATTCTTGCTAAAGCTGCGCTCCGTCCAGGAATCCATACGGGACGCCGTAACGAACCCCTGTTCATAAGTCGTGGTGTTGGTGCTGGTGATGTTGGTTGCGCCGTCGTTATTCTGCGACGTGGCCCCGGAAATCCGCCCAAAGTAGGGGATACGGGCATACAGGCTGCCGGTCTGGCTGGAAAGGGCGGTTTTCGCGTTGTCGTTCGATCCAACCGCGCCGGACTGGATCAACTGGTTCTTCTTCACACTCGGAATCCGTTCAACGTACTTGCCAAACGCTTCCGGGTTGAAGGTTTTGGAATCGAATTTTGCCATTGTCAATCAACCTTTCTGTTAAATTTTCGCGCCGGGATTGGCTTCAAGGTAGGCAACCATTTCCGAATAGGTCATTTTCGCCGGGTCAACCTCGGTTCCAGGCTTTACCCCGTCCGCCGTTGCGCCGGGTTGAAATCCCTTGAATTGCTGTTGCTGTTTGGGCTGCTCCTTCTCGGTGAACAAATAGGCGTCGGATTTCTGGATCGCCTTAATTGCTTCGTCCAGGCCCGACACTTTCCCATCGTCCCCCAATTTCAGCTTCGACACGTCCAACAGGGCTTTCACGGCCTTTGCATTTTTGGCCCCGGCTGCGGTCAAGCCCGTTTCAATGGCGTTGTCAAGCCGTACCTGTGCCATTTCCGCTTCATGGGCTTTCTGCTGTTCGGCGTTCTGCGTCTGCAATGCCGTGATTTGGTCTTTCAGGGCCGTAACGTCCCCGGTAGACTTTTGCAGTTCTTCAAGCTGCTTGTCCCGCTCCCCCAAAGTCTTTTTCAGCGCGTTCTTTTCCTCGTTGACTTCGTTGAAGCGGGTCTTTGTTACGAAATTCCCATCCAGGGAAGTCATAACAAATTTGGCCTGTTCCTCTGTCAAGCCCTTCGCAATCAATTCTTCTTTCGTCATGTTGTCCACCTTTCCTTTCAAACGTTGTTTTCCGTGGGTGACGAACCACGATTTTGAATATGAAAAAACCGCCCCGGAAATCCAGGGCGGTTGATTCAACCGAATATTGAAAGTTATTTTTCAAACTTTCGTTTGTCCTTTTCGTAATACTCGCAAGGCTCCCCTTTAAGATAGACTTCTTCGGGCTTCATTTCAGGGGCTTCATAGATTTTGCAATGGGCAACTTTGGGCAAGCGGCCAAACGGTTCCCGTACCTCGACAAACATACAGGTTTGACAGAAAACGGGGTTAGGCCCTACCCATCCAAAATTAGGTTGATGAAGGTTGCTTTCCTTTTGCTGTTCCTCCATAGGGAATCACCGTCCTTTCGCTGTGCTGCCCTTCCATTCATTCGGGTCTTGCTGGAAGGTATCATAACCCTGTTCCGGGTGTACCTCCATGTCAATAAATACCGTGTTGCCGGACTTCTCAATTTTTGTGATTTCGCAATATGCGCCACGCTGGATGATACATTCGGATTCACTACCGAAATAGCTTTGCGGTTTCAGGCCATCCCATGACTGTTGACTACCTTGCCCAAAAGCGGAAAACGGTTCCGCATACATCATTTGCGTCCCGGAAGGGGCGTAAATGTTGGTGATGATCTCCCCACTGAATCCCTTGCCCTTTGCGACGCCGCATGAAGTGAAGGAATTTCTTCTTCCTCCCACCCCAACAAACTGTTGCAATTCGGCTTCCGACATTCTCATAAAGCTGCCGGGGGAAAGTCCAAGGAAGGATTCAATTTCGCTTGCGGCCCCGCCGCGCTGGAACCAACAATCAAAATCATAGGTTGACCGGCTGATTATATCAGTCATGGCCCGAATTTCATCCCCGGCCCCTTCATAGTCAATCCAAACTTGATTGACGCCCTTGAAGTATTTTGGCTCCCAACCTGATCCCGGCATGGAATAGGGTTTTTCAAAGCCGGACAAGGGCCGGTTGAATTTGCCTGATCCCGCCGTATAATCATAAATGGCATGGCGTTCCCGGCTTGTCGCGGCCCTCCACACTTCCCCGCATTTGTCCCGTAATCGGGCGTCTGCGGCCTGTGTACTTTTGGCCCACATAGCGGCGTCCTTCCGGGCCTGTGTAAACATTGCCGCTGTATCGTCTATTTTACCACCGCTTTGAAGCATTTGCAAGTCCGCTTGAATCTTCTTCATTTGGGATTGAAGGTCATAATAAGACTTGCCCTCTGCGTCAAATTCGTCAAGCTGCTGGATCAAGTCTTTCCACTTGTTCATTTCATCCAGATCGGAAGCGTTCAACAGCTTATTGGTGAAATAATCCTTTTTGGCCTGAATAGAACCATGCTTTGCAAGCCAATCGGCGGTTGTTACATCATCCTTCCAAATGCCGGAATAGGTCTTAACCGGGAATAGGTCAAGCTGATCCTGGATAACCAATGCTTCCTTTTTCAGCTTCTTTGTTTCAGCTTCGACAATCTTTTTGTCAAGCAATTCCTGCCATTGGTCTTTATCGGCGGCAATCTGCCCGATTTGGTCTTGAATGCCCTTCAATTTCGTTAATTCGTCGCCGTCTGCAAAATCTTCCAGGCTTCCAAAATCCTTTACAACTTCTTCGTATGTCCAGCCCCCGGATTCAGTCTTGAATTGCTCTTGAAGGTCTGCAATTTGGGTGTCAGCGTCCGAAATCAGGCTTTCCAGCTTCTTCTTTGTCAAATATTCCTTTTTGGGCTTTGGCGGCTCCGGCTCAACGTGCTTTTTATAAGAGGTCAGGCCGCTTTTAGGATTCACAACCGGGTCAAAGCCGGATTTATCGCCGTCCACAAAGGCGGTTTTCCATTCCTCATAGGTGGTATCGCCGGGGACATAGTATTGCGTTCCATCCTCCGCCCTGGCAATGCGTTCACTGTCAAGCGTGAATTCATCGTTGAAGTAAGGGCAAGTGCAGCCCCTACACCACGGATGAAAGGGGGGAACCGTTACGCCGATTTCATAGTCAGACATAGGAAAATGCTGCCCGTCCATCCCGGCGCACACGTCGCAAGTGATATGATCCAGGGTTTCCACAACCTCGAATTCTTCAACGCCCAAATCACCAAAGGCGGCTTTCTGCCCCATAGCAGACATTGCCGCCGATTCAGTCATAACCAACCGCCCCGCATTGGTCTTTGAAGTATTCATTTTCTTTTGAATGTCCGCAATCATGGCGTCGGGTTTCTTCCCGGTCATGATCCCTTGCGTCAAGGTGTTTTGGACTTCCTGAATCAGCTTTTGCTTATTCGTCCAAAGTCTATCGGAAAATGTGCTGCCGTCCAGCGTCCAGGGCGTCGAAAGAACGGCGGAAAGTTTACCTTCGTCAATACCGGCCATATTCCAGCCCAGCCCAAAAGCCTTTTGAACCTCATAGCATGAATGGAAATAGCCGCTTTGATAAACCGCCTGTAATGTGTCGGTCAAGCTGCTGTTCTGCGCTCCAAACAGGGCTTCAATAGCGGCCTGATTTTGCACTTTCAGGGCTTCCAGCTTTGAAACATGGAATTTCGCGGAAGCGTTTTCAAGCTGATTCATCCAAAGCCCATTAAGGGCGTTTTCTTCCCCGTACTGGATATATTGGGCAACGTCCCACTTGAATTCTTCCAGGTCTTTCCCGGAAAGAAGTTGTTTCGCTTCGTGCATGGAAATCCCGTTGTTATTGGCAAAGCGCATATACCACGTTGAAATTTGTTTTTCAATGGTCTTTGCGGCTTCCTGATATTGGGCGGATATGTAGGACAAGGAATCCGCGCCGGTTAAATTGGCCTGATTTTCAATGGCCTTGAACCGCTTTCGCCAATAGTCCGAATTATGAAGCAGCTTGTTCGCCGTTGCCATCCTTCACCCCGCCTTTTCCGGCGTCGCCCCCCGGCTGTTTGGCCTGGAAGGGGTTGCCCCCGGCATTGGGGAAAACGCCCTGATTGAACATATCTTCTTGTTCTTTCTTCTTTTGTTCCTCCAACCGCTCCATTTCCTTTTGCGGATCGTCGATCCAGGGGTGTTGTCCGATAATGGTTTCATCGGAAAGGATACCAACGGACGCCTTGCAATTTTCAATGGCTTCCGTTTCGTTAATTAGGATATCGCGGTTGAAGATCACGTTGACTTCTTCCCCGGTGAAGTCCCCGGCCCCGGCATTCGCAAAGTAGGCGTTGACGAACCACAAGATTTCATCGAAGGCCGATTGTAGTTCCGTTTCCATGTCATTAGCGTCAAGGTCAATGTCGCTATACATGGATTGGATATTCATTTGATTGGGGTTGCCGGAAAGTCTATCGTCCTTTGCGTCATAACCCATGCCGTTTTCAATTAAGGCTTTCTTGAAGATTTCAATAATGGCCTTGTAGTTTTCGGCATTGACGGTGATTGTCAGGGTTTCGACGCCGCCTTTGGTGTCCCCATCATAGCGAACCTTCACGGCTCCAAACGTAGCAAGGTTACGGCGGAATTCGCCCAGGTTAGTCCCGTCATAATTTTTCAGGACAAGAATAGTGTTCCGGGCGTCCTCCTGCATATTGTTTTCAAAGTCGGACAGCATAACGTTAATGCCGTCTTGAAGGGACTTCACCTTGCGAATAAGGGGAATTTCCTGTTCGTTGTACTTAATTGGAATCAGGGGAATCCGCTGCCAGTTAAAGCCCATGATCTTCCCGTCCTGATCCACGGCGGTGATATGGGAAGTATCTGCAACCCCTTCCGGCGTGTCCACGTCTGGAACCAGGTTCGCGCCGTCATAGGTGAAGCGGTGAATGCCGGTCTTATCGTAGATTTCAACCTTTTCAATGATAACGGGGTTGCGCCCTTCGTAACCCTCCACCAAATACAGACGGATCGCGGCGTCAAGAATCGTGTGTTCGCTGTCCCGCCAAAATGGAAGGACTTCATAACCGGGGAATACCCGGAACGCAAACTTCCCTTCATCGTCATAATAGGGATACAACCAGGAAATCCCCGTATTCACGCTATACTTCACGGCGTTTTTCAGGGTTTTCATGAAGCGTTTATTGAAAACTTCCTTCAAAAGTTCAATATAGGCGTCGTTGTCCCCCTCCAAAACAAAGGGCTGTCCGACAAGGTAGTTGGTTTTCTGATTTACCAACTTCCCATATTGGTTATCAATGATCCGATTGTTGGGAAGGTTTTCAACCACTTGCGGCTTTCCATCTTCTCCAATCATGGTACGCTTCCGGCGCGTGATATCGTGTTCACCCTCATAGTAAAGCTGCCCTTTGATTTGGAGAATGCGCCGGGGGCTTGCTCTCCATCGGCCAATTTCCAATTCGTAAAAGTCCCGGTCAGACATGGCCGTATTTTTGCCATACAGGATGATGTTGGAAATCTGGCCCATGATCGAATTTACACCGAAATTCATTTTGCCCCCTCCTTCCGCCTGGAATTAAAGATTTTGTTTGTAAGGCGCATAATTTCATCCATGTGCGCCCCCATGAAGTCACACACGGATTCTTCCGTATCCTCATTGGCTACCAAATGGACGCCAAAGGAAAACGTGAATGCGTGGATCAATTCATGAATCAGGGTTTGACGGTATAACTCTTTCGGCTGCGTCCCATCCATCCAGATTTCCAAATCTCGAAAACAGGTCACACCAAAGCAAGGATTGTCGCCCTTCACGATAAGCCGCTTATCATCCTGTTCCAAATCCAGCAGCTTCCAGGGCAACCCATTTATTTTGAAGTTCACTTTTCAAACCCTTTCTTTATTGCCACACATTCGTAAAATGCAGAAAACCAGGGCTTTCCGCCCCGGTTTGATACTAACCCGATATTATCACTCAAAACTGAATGCGTCGCCCCGGCTGAAATCTTCCAGCGCATACCGCATTGCGTCCATAAGGTGGTTGAAATCGTCAATGGGAACATTCAACTTTTTCCCGGTCTTGCTGTCCGTGTCCCATGTGTAGTTGCTGATCTCTGTAAGGAAGTTGACGCATTTGGGATGAATGATAATGTGATAGTCCTGTATGAAGTCGATCCCGTTGTTTACGCTGTCCTTACCCTTCCGGGCCTTTTGAATGCGGGTCAGGCCCAGGGTATAAAGCCGGTCAATACTTTTCGGCTCCGCGCAATCGCCGGTGATTTTCTCTTTGGAGTATCCAGCGCGGCCAACTTCTTCCGCAATGGCTTCGTTGCTTGTCAGCGCCAATGATAAAATGCAAGAAAACGCCGAGGAAAAAATGTAGATTTATGGCGGAGGAGGCGAAAA